TGTTGTGTATAAGGTCTGCTGCAGGCTCATAGACGGGAACACCGTCCTCTGAACCGTCAACATCATTAAGCATAGGTGTTTTTATTTCAACAAGCCCTATACCCTTAATCGGCAGTTCAAATTTCGGCAGCAACTTCTCATATTTTTTAATTGAATTCAGCGGCACTTGCACACCCAAATCATTTGCGGAATCCGAAGCAAAAAGTTTATTTTCAATAAGCAACTTTTCCCCTGCAGTTCTGCGCTCGAGCAAGGTATAATATTTACCGTTAACCGTTGTTTGTTCTGCCGTTCCGATACTCGTCAATTTACCCTCAGCATCTCTGCCCAAAGGAATAAAACAATCACGGCGGACCGGCAAAAAATAAAACCTGTCACCGTTTGGCACAGGCTTTATCAGAGCAGAACCGCCGACAAGCATATATTGCATTGCTTTTTTCTTGACTTCACCGAGTTTTGATATGACACCCTCTGCAAAATCACCGTCTGCATTAACGGTATATTCCGAAAAGGTGGTTTTATAAAGTTTACTAACTACCAAAGCAGGAATGCGCTGACAGTTATCCTCTTTCGGTTTTTCCGCACCGTAATACAGTTCAAAACAATCTTTGATTGCAATTTTCATTTCAGGGGATGTTATATCCTTAACATTGAACGCCTGCTCAAATCCGCTCGTTTTATTATTAAACAAAGCCGAAAGAATGGCCATTTAATCACCTCTGTTAACTATCTGAATCTTTTTAACCGCTCTCAAACCTCTCTGCATGCCTTTTATATAAGATTCGAGTTCTTTTTTCTCTGAAATAAGTTCCTGCACCCTCTTACGAAGTTGCTCATTTTCTTCCGTCAGACTTTCTTTGCAATATGCAGGGAGATATTTGTATAAAAACCACTGTTTTATTTTGCTCATTATTTTCCTCTCCGTTTCCATACGGGTGACATTGCGTAACGCACTGCATCAATAGAATGGTTGTCTGCATCGGGATAACCGCTGATAATGTTGCCTTCCTTGTCCTTTTCGTATTCATACGCAAGGAATTCTTTTGCAGTTTCAGGGCATCTTACAGGGTCAATCACTATCTTTCTGAGCGATTGCAGCCACTTCATTGAATACTCAACGCTGCCCGGGCCTTTCTCCGCTCCTCTTGCGGTTAATCCGTAACTTTTGTAATCGCCTACGCTTTTTTCTTCAGCGCTGTCGCAGGTTATTGTTTCGTTAAGCGGAACATGCTTTTCTTTTATGAGAATATCCGCCGTTTCGCGGTTGCTTTTCTTATTACATCGGTATTCGTCAAAAATATAAAGCGTGAGCCGCGCAGAGTCATAATGCATAGCGGCATAATGATAAGGGTCAGGGAACCAGCCCCAGTCTACACCGCGAAATATTCGGTCAAAGTTTTCTATTTCTCTGTTCGTAATTTCTCTACATTCAACATTATCAAAAACCGCTCCGCCCGTTCCGTTGGCTATGCCTTCATATTCGTGCTCATATGCCTGCGGATTAACGGATTTAAGAAATTCCGCTTCATCAATAAACACCTTGCCGAGCCACTCGGGCGGGACATCTTTATAAGTCGAATGGTGAACAAGGCGGCTATCTTTTGGTATTTTAATATACTGATTAGCCCAGTTATTGGCTGTCTTAGGTGGGTTAAAAGATTTTAATATATATGCCTTATCGCCGCCTCTGATTGCCGACTGTTCAATGCTTCGTACACTCTCAGCGCCTTTAAACTGGTCAAGTTCCTCAAACCACAAAATGCCGATATATCCAAACGGCACTTTAATTGATTTGATTTTCATAGGATCATCCGCTCCGCGGAAATATATCTTCTGACCCGTTGGTTTATATGTAATTTCAAGCGGAGAAACTTTCATTTCAAATTCATCATTTAATCCGAGAGTATCTATCGCCCATATGATTTGATTATAAACAGAATCTCGCAGAGTATTTCCGACTTGTCTGAGAACAAGCCAATGCATCTGCGGGTTATTTTTTAATATTTCTATACCTTCAATCGAAAAGAACGAAGATTTGGTTGAACCTCTGCCGCCCGGCAGAATATATTCGGTGTGCCTGTAATTAAGCATGTCACGGCGTACACTTGCAAAACCATCTGCAATAATAAGAGGGTCAATTCGATATATTTCATCTTTCGTTTCAGGGATCTCTTTAATATGTTCTTCAAGCATCCCAAGAGCCTTAAGAGCACCGTATGCATCCTTTGTTTTTCTGCATTCACGGTAAGTATCCACTATTTCGGTGACAATCATATCCATACTAACAGCAAGCGCCGCTCTTTTTTCTTCTTGTAATTTGCGCACGCGGGCGAGGATTTCAGGTTTCTTCATGTTCTCACTGCCAATGGATCCGGCAGTCTTTTTTGAATAGCCCGCTCTTATAGCCGCCTGCGTAGCGTTATAATCCTGCAGATACTCTCTGCAAAATCTTTCTTGTCTGTCATTAAGTGCCAATTGTCACCACCTCTCTTATCAACGTATATATCCCGCCCCTATCCCTCGCTGCTCGCTATGGCAGCATCAACAAATATTTATTAATAAAAATTACACCCCAAAGGCGCAGAGCCTTCAGGGTGCTTTTATAGAAGGAGAAAACAAAAGAAGAACATCGTCAACTGTCTACAATAACTATTATAGCAGATTATTGCGCCCCTGTGTTATCCCCTTTTATCGTTTTTGACTAAGTTCAAAGAAAAACTTTCTCCTGAGCAGATAATATTTGCTTCTGCCGCATGGAACACCCGCATTATATTCCCACGCAATACCCTCAGTTACACACTTGAGCAGATAAGGATATAGCCCCTTATCCGCTCCGCAAACACTTTTTACCGTGCTTTCAATTAAATCTATTTTGCGTTGATATTTATCCGCTCGTTCAGCCGTACTTTCTACCGTTGAAGTGCGGCTGCCTGCTTTGGGTATATCGCTTAGCACCGTAGCAGACAATCCATAGCATTCATTAAGGCCCTGTTTGAACTCTTTATATTGGCGGCAAAAGGCATTCAGTTCAATATACTTGTTCTTGCTTATTTCGTATTGGCGGGGTATGTATCTGCGCATTAATGTTTTCTCCTTTTAAAATAAAAAATGAAACATTTACCGATTTTCGTCATTAATTATTAAATAATGATGAAAGTAGGTATTTCTATGAAAAAAGTAAAAAAAATCACAGCCGAAGAAGCAATCTCTTACAGAACACCAATGAGTGTTACCGAGATTTCAAAACTGCCTTATGGTTATGCGTTTCCTCGCTGTCCCCGGTGCAATGTCATCATCGAGCGTTTCTTTCAAAGTTACTGTGACCGCTGCGGACAATGCCTTGATTGGAAACCTATATACAACTTAAAGGCTGTTGAACGGGATCCGAAGGAGTGATTAAAGCACTCATGTTTTAAACGCCTTATAATCTGTACCTTTTTCCATATGTGCTATTGTTGCTGCAGGTCTTTGCCACATTCTTGCCCAAGCGTTCCAATCTGCATCGTATAAGGTTTTCTTATCAGAAAAATCTCTATACAACTGAACAAAAGGCATTGCCCCCGATTCGTAAACTGCTCTTGCCCTTGCCTCATCCTTGTCTCTGTCTTTGCCGTAAGAAAGAACATAGCATTTTATTTTCTCTCTGTTAAAACCCGCCTTAGACAGTTTTTCACAAGCCTTTTTAAATCCGGGCAATCTTGCATCGGTATCACATGCAAGCCATAATTCCGATATTCTCAAATCAGATATGCCGTTTATAAAATGGTCATCAATCAAATCTGCTTCAAGTCCACCTTTGAAGCAGATTGCTTTTTGATGTTTAAGCATTTCAAAAACCTCGTCTTTGTGACGGCGGCTTGCTTGGAGAAAATTATTATCCTGAATTACATTTCCCTCACATATCGGTAATTCTTTAAGTTTACCTTCGATGTTAGGAACTCCGCACCATGGGCAATTGTTATTGCAACCTCTTGTTGTAAATATAATGTTTTTCTTTATATACATACCCTGCTTAAAGTCTTCTGCAACGCTGCCAAAAGCAGGACCCCCGAGTTTTACGGGTTTGTTTGTTCTGCCTTCCCACTGAAACGCAAGTTCTTCGCAGTATAACCTATCCCATGTGAAAGTGCAGGAAATATGTATCTCATCATGCTCGGGAATAAGTAAAGTCGGCATTCCTATAAAAGCCATATCATCATTGGGTGTGTACGATGTTTTGCGAGGAAACACGCGAATTATTCTTTTCATCCTATCCACCTATCTTTATAAAAAGAGTTTCTTCAAGATTGCTGAGGGTTTCGAATTCATCAGCGGTCAGGAAGTTTTCTTTGTTATCGTGCTTGATAACCGATTTTACTGCCGAGAGAAGTTCCTCTGCGTATTCCTTTTCAAAAGTAATTATTACGGTATTATCCATA